TTAAAAGAGTTATTTTGAGAATATAACCTACGTCGTTATTCACAGACCAAGTCTCTGTTAATCAAAATCTCCCTTTAAAACTCATTCTACTTTTACATTTGGCAACATGTCTTTTTCCAAGATGTTCCCCGGTTTCAACTCAGTTACTGAAAAGTGCGCTACCAGCTCCTCTGGTTCTTTCTTTTCAGAGCTTACTGCTAGTATTAGTAATTTCTCCCGCACTCTGTCCAATGTTACCAAGGTTTCATCTCAAATTTCTTCTCACATTGAAGATTTGAAGCCTTCAGTTACAGATGCTGCTTCTTCCTTTACCAGCACCTGTAACTCTGTTACTAAATTGTTAGATAAGATAATGACTTTAATTGAACCCTTCATCAAGGCTTACTCTTTTGTCGCATCCATGTACAAATCAATTTGTGATATGGTTGCAAAGATTGTTGCAAGCATCAAAGATAAGTTCACACTTGGTTTTAACTGGGTGTTGGACAAATCTGAGGATGTGGATGTTTTAGTTATAGCTTTTCTTATTTTTGCAATTTCTATGTTAATAATTGTTTTCATTTGTCCAAGTAGTGTACTAGATGGAGTTGTACAGATGACTCACATAGTTTTTAATACAGTAGGTAACTTCTTTTCAGCTTTGTACAAATTAGACTGGTTACCGACATGGTCCCAAAAGTTTTCAATGATGGCACAAGCCAATGTTCTACCAGGGGAATCCATGTCACACTCACCACTTTCACAAGTGGTAGCATCCCTCATAGCCTTTGGGATTTCTACCCTTGTGTTCGTGGCTGTACCTGGTAGACCCAATGGTCTATCCAACCCGCTATCAAAAATTCTGTACTCAGCGGGAAGTGGTGCTCAACAGTGCAATCAATTGTTTACCCTGTTCAGGAATATGAAAGATTGTACTTCCCAGGCCTTTTCCTGGGTTCTGGAAATAATAGTAGACATTTTTGGTTTTAAGAATCCAGTTTTGTCTGCTATTAGTGCCACATTGTCTACGGACTTATTCACGTGGATGGAAGAGGTGGATGCAGTGTGTGATCCAGCACATCGCTTGGAAAATTTTGCAAACCCTGCATTCACTATCAAGCTCCAACATCTAAGGGAGCAGGCTCTTAAAATCTCTGCTTACATTGCTACACATCCTGTAGCAGCCTTTATGAGCCACAGGGTAACGGCAGCAATARCCCATCTTGATAAGATATATGGGGAGAACTGCCAGCACACTGGCGTGGGCCAATACAGGGCAGAACCTTTTATGGTTCAATGGTATGGTGCCAGTGGTTGTGGGAAATCCACCAGCATGCGGCTGTTCATCAATGATGTTTTGGACCGCATGGAAGAGCCAAAGTTGAACAGGCTCTATGCTGTGAGTAAGCGAGATGCTTACTGGTCAAATTATGCCCATCAAACTGCTATCCTGATGGATGACATGGGCGCTCTGAGAGATGGGGCAGGGCAATGCCAGGACATTAAGGATTTGATAGATATCAAGTCCACTCAACCAGCCCCCTTGCCCATGGCAGCAGTGGAGGATAAAGGCCGCCACTTTACCTCCCGATATATATTTGCCACATCCAACCTTATCTCAGCTCCTGCTCAGTGTGGTCTAACCTACCCCGATGCTTTTGAGAGAAGACGGGATGTTCTTGTGGAGTGCAGGAAGGTGGGTGAGTTTAACACTGATGCTCCCACTTCTCACCTTGAATTTGATGTGGTTGAGAGCAAAAGACCCCATGCAATAACACACAGGGGTTTGAGCTATGATGATTTGCTGGAATATGTGGTTGCCAAGTGCAAGGTTCATGCAGAAATCTCAGGAAAACTGTATGGCGCCACATCAGGCAAGGTGGCACAGGTTGATGTGTCACCTGAGGAAATAATAGCATCCATGGATATGTTGAATATCCAAGATACCAAGCAGGATGCTAAGCTTCCCGTGGTTGTTGTAAGTGAAGAGGATAGGGTGGCCTACTCYCAGGAGTTGACAGTGGAAGCTTTGAAATATGCTTATCAGGGTAGTCTGAATCCCGCAGCATATTTCCCTCATGACATGCACAAACAGGCCATATTTGATGTGCTAAGTGAATCCGCCAAAGAAACATTCACCAGGTGGGTTAATGACATGCTGTATCAAGGTTGCTGTAATGAGAACTATCGCTGGCTGATAAAGAATATCCCAGCTGATTATATCATGCACTTTAAGAGCTTCATCTACGCTTCCACAATCAATGAGCGTAGCTTTGACGTTCAGAAGCAGCTGCCTGATGGAATGGCGCACCGTGCCATAGATGCTGATGTGGACACACTGATATGCGTGGAGCAGATGCCTGCCCACGTACAATTCTTGTACACAGCATTTGTGAGGTATTGGTGCCGCAGAAAGATGGAACAGCCTAGGCAATCCTGGGTGGTAGTTTGCTACCACAGTATTGTGGATTATATCAAGAATGCTTGGTATGATTTACCGTACATCTTGAGAGTTCTGATTAAGGCTGGCCTTATTTTAATTGCACTCAATGGTGCATTTGGGGCTGTCACAGCATTCTGTGCTTGTTGGCAATCCAACACTTTCCCTTCAGCAGAAGGAAGAGGAGGGATTACCAACGAGTCAAATAGCATCTCCAGCCGGAAGAACAAGGGAAAGAGCATCTTTGCTCGATCTTTGCTGGCACAAGCCAAGGGTGATATGCTGGAGAAATGGGCAAGTGATGATGGCTTCATCAATGAAGGATTGAAGAAAAACCTAGTCGTCTTGAGACTAGGTGAAGGTGTCTACTTCAGAGGCACCTATGTCTGCTCGGGCTGGGTGATGACAGTGGCTCATGCTTTTTCAAGCCTCCGTGATGGCACAACTTTCTCAATAATACATGCCCAGTCAATTTCCAAGGTGCAATACAATGCCAAAACTGCACGGTTCTTGAAGGAGCAAGATATTGTCCTGCTCAATGTTGGAAACCCCGATGGTCCCAAGCCTGATATTCGCAAACACTTTCCTGTACGGGATGGTGTTTGTTTTTCTAAGGGCACTCAAGGGGTATGTGTGAGAGCAGTAGCATCAAAGGATGCTTCGCAAGGAAATCTTGAGTACTTGCGTTTTAATGTGATGATGTCCAAGGGTTACCTTGAAAAGGTAACGTACCAGATGGACTCTAGTTCCTTTAAACTGGAGTCTCAAGCATCTTATGAGTATCACATGAATGGTGAAAATGGTGATTGTGGTACTCTTCTTCTTTTGCCCAACGTGCAAGACAAACAACCATGCATTGTGGGTATTCATTGTGCTTCTTATGATGAAGAAGCTGCGCACAAAGGGTTTGTAGCATCCAATGCTACAGCTATTTTCCGAGATCAGTTGGAAGATCTTCCGACTGGTCCGGTTAAAGTAGCAATGGTAAGGTGCCAGCTCCTTAAGGATCTACGAGCCAGGGATGCGGCTCTTTTTGAAGAAAAACAGGTGGCTTTTGTTGGCACATTGCCAGCTGAACAAGCAGCCACGGTTCCCCACAAAACAACGCTGCGAAGGAGTGGCTTGTTTGAAGCTTTTGGGCCTGCAGAAACTGCTCCATCTATCATTTCAGCTTCAGACAAACGTGGGGAAGGTTTTGATCCGTACGTGGCTGGCATACAAAAATACAATGAAACAGCACAAAATTTTGATGAGGACATTGCGAGGCTAGCCTATGAAGGGCTACGTCAAGCAATTTTGCCTGTGCTGCACTCCCAGCGAGTTCCTTTTGGAAAGCCCGTCACACAGAATGAAGATGTGGTGCTCAATGGTGTTGATGGGTTTGACTATTTTGACGGGATGGAGTTGAGTACCTCTTGCGGGTATCCGTACAACAAGTTGGGTATGGGCACTAGCAAGAGAGAGTTTGTGGAGCCAAGTGGAGATGGAGATCGAGTCCAACTCAAAAGGACCACTCCAATTTTTGATGACTGGGAGGCTTTGGATGTGGAAATTCGCAAAGGAAACTTTGTGGAACTGGTCACCACCCAATGTGCCAAAGATGAGCGCTTGCCGTTGGAAAAGGTTTTTGGGAAGCGGAAAACCCGTTTGTTTGAAATTCTTCCCTTCCATTACAATATGTTGGTTAGGAAGTATTTCCTGGATTTTTCCGCCAGTCTGATGGCATCCCACAATGCTCTGCCATGCAAAGTGGGCATTAATCCTGGAGGTATTGAATGGACTCTGTTGGCTAATGGCTTCAGAGCAGTCTCTGATACAGGATTTTCTGCTGACTATTCCAGTTTTGATGGGAGAGCTCCCATCTTTGCCTTTCAATGGTTTTGTGATCTTGTGGATGACTACTATGGATCACCTCCTGGTTCTCCAGACTCCAATGCCAGACATGTGCTTCTTATGATGGCTTCATGCCATTATACTATTTGTGAGAACAAGGTTTTTAGGTTGGTGGGAGGTATGCCTTCAGGATTTGCACTCACCGTTATCTTCAACTCTCTTCTCAATGAGTTTTATATGCGTTATGCATTTATTTCTCTATTGAGAAGACCACATATAGCAGCTCAAGCTATAGGGTGCAAACCCTCTGATTTCAACAAGCTATTTGTGGCAGTCTATGGTGATGACAATCTAGTTGCAGTTCCCATGGAATTGCATTGGTATACTCTGCCAGCTATTGCCCAAGAATTGGAGATGGTGAATGTTATTATAAAGAATGGCATCGACAAGAACATGGATGTTAGCAGTTCCAAAATGCTAGACTTGTCTGAGCTAACATTTCTAAGCAGAGGTTTTAAGAGGCACCGTCTAGGATACGTTCAAGCTCCTCTGAAATGGGTATCTATCATAGAACCAATGTACTGGATAAGGCCTTCTGTTGGTTGTCCCGATGCTCTCGCTATGTTGGAAAACATAGACACGGGAGTTAGAGAGGCATTTCACCATGGGCCTCAGGTTTTTGAAAAGTTGGTGACAGATGTTCAAAACGCTCTCAAGGAGCGGTGTTTCCCAGCCACCACATTTCCTACATATTTTGAATTGGAGCAGGACTGGCTGGTGGAGGTTACAGGAAATCCAGCCATTGGGCTCATCAAGGAACTTCATATTGCAGCTTCAGCTTTTGTGCCTTTGCCCCCAGGCAATACTGTTCTGAATTTTTCTGATGGAGTGCATACTTTTGCTGACCGAGTGAGTTTCTGCTCCTCGCGAACAGCTGCTGCACAGCAGTGGGACACCACCACTGTTTTGGTGAACTGCACTGGGGCAAAGAGACCCACATGGGTAAGAGGGCCCACCACATGGAGGGACTTTGAAGGGCTTATTTGGCCTTACACAATGGCTGCAATCAAGGACCACATCTGCAGCATTGTAACCAAAGGGGTGACCAAACCACATGTGGTTTTTGTTTGTGGCAATGGGTATGCTATTGGTCCAGTGTGCGCTGCATTGTACTGTCTGTCCACTGGCCAATATTCTTCTCAGGATGTTGTTGTGAGATTGAGAACCATAGCAGATGTTACAGATCTCAGTCAATATCCAGGAGGTTGTGCCAAGTATCTTCTGAAATGTGCTGATACAAGAGAAGAAGAGCTTGCAGATACATGTAAAATTGCACAAGCCAAGGGTGAGACACCAGCATACATACCTCAAGGAGGATTTTCCCTTGGTAATTTTAGAATTGTGCAAGGGAGAATTGATCTACAGTTGGCCCAGCGCTTGCCTTTTACAGTGGGACCTTATGGGGGATGGGGTCAACACACTACTAGAGAGCTTAAGTTGCTGCTCAAGGACATGGAGAAGATATATCAAATTTTAGTCCAAAGAGAGAGCTTCATCACTCTCTACTTTGACTATCTCAGTTCAGAGCAGGTGATGTTGTTGGTTGACTTTCTTAGGCTCCAAGGGTTTTTTCCYCGCCAAAATGATGTGGATTACTTGCTTAAAGCCTTTAAGCTGAGCAAGCAGAGGCACAATAAGGAAAACTGTCATACGGTTTACTTTAGAAAGCCTTTTCTCTCAAGGAAAATGACCATGGGGTCCAAAGAAATTCTGTCCGCAACAGCTGCTGAGTCATTGTTTGGTATGGATGTTTCCGCTAATGTGCTCAAGAGTAGGCTACTTCATCTTCAGAAGCCCATAAAGTGTTCATCCATGGAGTTGGCCTTTAAAATTTATTGTGTCATCCAGGGCCACCTGAGCAAGGAAGTTGTAACTCACTTCCAACGCATGTACCAACAAGATCTGACAGAAGGGATCATAGAGAAAGTGATATTGTGGTTAACCGCCACACTGTCGGAGAGCTTTCCAGTGGATCTTGTTGATGTACCTTTAGGCTTGGATAACATAGAGATCCAGGATAAAGGTTTTTCCCTAAATCCAAATAATATAAATATGAATGCATGTGATGCCATCTTGTTTCAACTCACTGAGTGTTACAACCGATCAACAAAGAAACATGTGTTCTGTCGCTACACGACTGCATCCTCTCTTGTTGTTGCCTATGTGCTTGCACATAGACATCAGACAATTGATGAGTTGCCGTCCTTCTATGCAACACACCCAGATGTGTTGCTTTTGACACCAATCCTAACAGGCTACAAAGCGCCTTGAGTCGGGCTAAATGACTCAGCTTGTACATGCAATATGTGTACTGTGAATAATATTGCATGAGGATTAACGGAGAGTACTGACTTTTGCTAGTCGGGAGTCCGACCCACTATATGGGTACCTGTGAATCTACACGGGTTAGGAGATTTGCACGCCTCTCCATAAATATGGTTCGTGTGCCCTGCCTTGGTTAGACAGCCTTCCATGCCGGAAGTAAATGGCCTATAACGGAGAGTACTGACTTTAACTAGTTGGGAGTCCGGCTCCATTTGGAGTACCAATGAATTTACATTGGTTAAAGAGATTTGCACGCCTCTCTTTAAATATGGATCGTGTACCCTGCTTGGTTAGAAAGTTCCTTTACTTAGGTTTACAAAGTACGGGGAGCACTCCCTGGTTAACATAGTGCAGGTGCTATCCCATGATAGTCCTTTAACTCAAGGGTTGAGTTCGGTTTGCATCTTTTGCCGTGATGAAAGATGAGGTAGCTTCCCCCTTATTGGGAGGCTGAAACTACACATATGTAGTGGGTTTGACTGAGTCCTATAATCAGTCCGTTTGAAATTCGATAATTTTCCGTAGCTTGCGTCAAGCTGCTCACGTTAGGGGTGTGAGTGAAGATGCGCCGTACCACGTCTTCCCCGGCAATGCCAGTGGTTCAGAGCGGGCCCTCAGAATAGAGGTTAAAACTAGTGTGATGGTGTATATCACGATAAAAGTGACACCCGGGTTGTGCTGCGCCTAGTTAACACGAGCACAGGTCCCACCCTATAGTGGAAGAAACTTGGTTGAGTTTTAAAAGAACAACCCGTTTGAGCGACGACAAAGTTCCGTAGCTTGCGACGAGCTGTTTGTGTTAGGGGCACAAATGAAGTTATAGCACACCACTTCTTCCCTAGGTTCGTCCAGTGGTTTCACAGTGCTATCCTCAGAAAAGAGGTTAAATCTAGTGTGATGGTGTATATCACGATAAAGAATGACACCCGGGGTGTGCTTCTCCTAGTTAACTCGAGCACGGTTTTCACACCACAGTGAAACTATCTTATTGCTTTAAATGTTGTTTGTTTGTTTTACTTGTTTTATTGTGTGTTTAATATCATGCATATTTGCTGTTGAAGGTTCTGTCGATGAGGTCAAATGGATACTCGGGAACTACAGTAACTTTGCATTTGAATTGTTTTCAATTCAGTGTGTGAGTTTGAATATGTATTTTAAAAAAAAAAAAAAA